TCATTTGAGATTGAAAGTTATTTAATCTATTATCTGTTGTTGTATCAATATATTTTAATGAACTTTCTCCTTCAATAGATGGTTGTAATGTTTCTATTAGTTTAAATAACTTATTATTGTTATTCATAAAATCTGGATTATTTGTGTTAGGCAATAAGTAGTTTAAATAAAATCCAAATTCAGCTTTTGATATTCCTTCTCCAACTCTTTCTGTAATACTTTTAGCTTCTGTTTCACCCGGTAATGTAAATTTAGTTATATGATCTTTTACTTCTCCAGATAATATTTTTTTTTGTATTTCAAAATTTTTATAATATTCATTAACATTATTAAATTCTTCTTGTCCAACTTTTGTAGACAAATCAATTATTTGATTTTTAGAATCTAACTCATAAGCATTAGTAGGATCGCCAAATACTTCATTTATTTTTAATAAATCAATAGTTTCTAAAAAATCTGAATTATTAAATAATTTAGTATAATCATTTACAGCTTTTTGTTTATTTTCATTTAAAAATGCTGTTTGTCTATTATTTAATTCTGAAGTGTTATCTCTTCTTTTGGTTTTTGCAAAATCTATAATTGCAGCCTTATCAGCTTTAGGTAATTTTTGCCATTGTTTAATTAAATCTATATTACCATTAAATGTACCATCAACAATTTCTTGATAATCATCTACAAGTTGTGATGTTGTGCTATCTTCATTTAAGTTTAAAGCAAAAGTAAATAGCTGTTTATTGTTTTCTAATATTTGACCATCTGCAGCATTAAGTAATTTTTGTTTTTCTTCAACTGATAAACTTGTTAATTTACTAATATTTGCTTTTAAAAATTCTGGTTGAGAAACTGCAAGAGAAGCTCCTAAAGTATTTTCTCCAAATTTTAAATATAATTCTGCTTGTTGTTTTTTAACACCAGAATCTTGTAATGTAGTGTCTTGTTCTATTCTTGAAAGAACATTTTTTTTATAAGCTTCTAAATAACTAATTCCATTTAATTTTAATGCCAAAGCATCTTTCATAACAAAATCATCTGTTATTTTTTTAGTATCTTGAAACTGTGTATTTCTTGAATCTAATAATGCTTTTGTTTTAAATATACCTGCAGTAGCATAGAATTTTTTTTCTAATGCTTTTTTAGTAAAATTGTCTAACTCTCCAACTTTATTTGTTTGTGCATACTCCCATAATTTATTAACACCATTGTCAAAAGAATTAGAAGCATCACCGGGATTACCATTTGCTCCTGTTTCACTTTGTATTGTATATAATCCTTTAGTACCATTATCTTGATTAACATATAAATCAGCAAGTATTAGTGTTGCTTTATTATCTGCTTCTAATTTTTTTTCTTTTACATACTCATTTGACAAAGTTTTTTGTAATGATTGTGTTGCAGTAAATATATTGTTTGCTGGAGACATTTGTATATTTGACGTAACACTTCCAGTTTGTGTTGTCATTTCTGCTCCAGATGTAAATGTAGGTATTTTTGGCATTACTGATTCCTTGATCTGTTAGAAGATTTAGATTGTAATCTTAAATTACCTTTACTATTATTTCTTGGGTTTCTATCTTTGTGATCTACATCTCTCCCTAATATAGTAGAACCATATTTTTTCTTCATTATTATTCTAGCTCCATTTCTTCCAGCTCTATCTTTTTTTTGCTTTGGTTTAGAGTGATAATTTTTATATTCTGATTTATAATCTCTCATATTATCCTGTCATTGTTAATAAACTTGAACCAGCAGAACTTGCAATTTGTATTTGTTGCATTTTTGCGTTCATTCTAGCCATCTCTCCATTTATTCTAGCAAAATTTGCTTCTTCTAATTTTTGTGCTTTACCTATTTCAGTATTATATTTCATCATTTGTATTTCTAATTCTTTTTCATATAAATTTGAAAGTTTAATATTTGCAGATGTACCACTATCCATAACAACACCAGATTTAGCAAGAGCTACATTGGTAGTTCCTTCAAGTTTTTCAAATGCTTTATTAAATCTTGATAGATCAAGTGCTAACTTATCATCTAAAATTTTTGCTTCATTTTCTTTAACTAAAGCATTTCTATTAGATACGTCTTGATTAAATTTACCTATAGCTCCTGCTTGACTTATTCCAGCAAGTGCTGTTCCGCCAACTATATAAGGTGCTGCTGCTGCTAATGGAGCCATTAAAATATCCTCGCATACATATATTGATCTGTGCCATCAAAACCAAACTTTTTCATTAAACCTTCGTTCTCCAAACCTAACCACTCTGCAAATCTTAAACCTTGTTTAAAATCTTTTCTAATTGCAGTTTGTACTCTTTCTATATTGTGTTGTTTGGCAACTCTAGCAAAATCTTTTTTGATTGCTTTTGCTACACCTAGTGGATGTTTCCACATTTCACTTGATGCTATAACCCAACCTTCTGCAACTCTACCCCAAACCATTTTCATTCCAGCAGCAAAAATAGGATCGTTATTTACAATACCAGTAAAAGCTAAATGATCTTGTTCTAAATTTTTAGCATCACCTTCTACATTAATGTAGTGTCTATCTGCTTCTAATACTTTGTGGTTCATTTGACAGGATAATATAAACTGTCCATGAGCCTTTGTGTAAGGTACTATATGTAGTGTATCATCCATCATTTGTTACTAGCCTTGGGTATAGTGATAAAATTGTTAAAGGTAAAGGTTGAGTTTGCCTTACAATCATAAATCCATCTGTATCATAATCTCCTCTAAATTCTACTTCTTTATCTCCTGTAAAAGGTGGAATACCTTGATCCATAGGATTAGCAGAAGTTCTAAAAGGTACTCTTTCCATATTGTTTAAATCTGGTCCTACTTCAACACCAACACTTTCGTATAGTCTTGCAGTAACTTCATATATTCTTTTTGTTTTAGCTTGTGATGTACCATTCTGTGAACCAGCATCTATTCTCATAGTTTTTAATAATGATGTATAACCTAATCCAACTTTAATTTTGTTTGCAAATCTATCTAATGTAATAGCATTTGATGATACAGTTTTTGTAGGGTGTGTTGCACCATCAGCCAATATACTTACTACTTGACCTTCTAAATGATTTAATCCAGATACAGAATTAACAACCTGCTTAACAGTTGCACCAGATGTATGAGCTATTGCTGTAGTTATGTTTTGACCTCTTGTACATCCAGTTAAATTATTTGTAGATTTACCTGTGTAAGTAATTATTTCTCCACCAATTTTTATTGTACCAGATGATGTAAAGTCTGTTCCAGATGCTACAATAACTGTTGTAGCTGTTGCAGAAATATCGCCATTTAATGTTGATGTTGCACCGCTGTAAGAAAGTTGAGAATCTAAAAAATTAAATGTAGTGTTATCTGTTTCTGTAAAATCAAATGTGTTTAGATATTCTACATATCTTTTTGTAGCACCATTAATAGTTCTTTTAATAATCATATATAATTCATACTCACTATCTTCAGTTGGTATAACTGCAACTGATTCACATACTGCTTTACCAGTTCCAAATGCTCCACCAAAAACATGTCTATGCCAAGCAACTACTTCTTGTTCTCTTTGATAAGTAAGTGCAACTAATTCACCATCTCCTCTAACGCACCAGATAATTGCTAAAGGTTCTTCTTGGTATGCCATCTCTACAATACCTCCTTCAGTAATGTGTTCGGCAAGGATGGTAAGATCGGGTGCTGTATAACCATCTACGTCAAAGTTATAAGCTAGTTCTCTAATTTTTCTTTTAGCACGTTGTAAAAATAATGTTGCGTTACCTACAGATATACCATCTACATTTGCTGCACCATGGTTAGATTGTTTTTTAATCATAATGTTAGTAGGGGTAATGGCATTATTATCTCCACCGCCAGTAACTGCAAACTCACCACCTGCTGTACCTATAATTAAAGTTCTAGTTGATGCTAGAAATCTAATTGCATTTACTTGGTTGGAAGCGATTGTATAAATAATTGCATCATCATCTGCTACAGTACCACCAATGTTTGCATCCATGTTTTCATAATCACCAGATTTAGAAAGGTAAACTGTTTGTGGATTATTAAGTGTTGCAGCAAATACCAATCGTTGTTCAAAAAAAGTTACACAAGCAGGATGACCAGTGGTGTCAGAGAAAGCACCAAGAAACCAATTAGTAATAGCATTAGCATTTGCAAAAGCTGTAGTTACATTTACTGTTACTTCTGTAGTATTTGTTCTGCCGGTAATTGTACCATAACCATCATTAAAATGTATTTGTCTACCAATATCTGTTACTAAAAATCCAGAACCACCATTGATACCTGTAACCGCAGATGCTGTAATAGTTCTTGAGCCTGTTGATGCAGATGATGGTGTTAGTGTTGTTGAGGTAATGTTAGAATCTAAAAATGGTCCATTAGTAAAATCTACTTCTGTTAATGACCATGATGTATGACCTGTTCTAGATAATTTTCTAGTTTTGTGGCTAGGGTGCGTAATATACATAATGTCAGCAGATTGTGCAAATTTAATATCAAACAATTCTGCTTCTAAATAAGGTGATGTAATTTCATAAGGTGAACCACTAGATAATATTTGACCATTGTCTCTGTAGAATCTAATTTTTTGATCGCTAAATTCTAGTATGTAAGTTTGTGTAGTTGAAAATTCAAAAGGAATAAGTCTTGTAGATTTTGAACTATCTCTTACTTCTGCAACATAAGTTGTTCCGGGTCTACGAGCTGCCGCACCATGAGGATAGATAACCATATTTTCTACAGTTGCACATCCAGCAGAATATTTTGCTAAATCATTTCTACCATCTAATCTTGGTGATAACTCACCTGCTGTAAAATTTGAAAGTTGTGCAGCTACTCTAGCCATTTACTAATACCTTGAGTTTATAAATGTACCTGCATCTACAATATCTGACATACCATTTTCTTGTCTTATGTTTTGACCTTCTGTTGAATCTACAAACCTAGCATCTTTTAATTTTTCTTGGTAAGTAACTAGCATGTTTTGTGATGTAGTATTGTTTGATGTTATAGCATAAGCAATGTCTGAACCTAATGCAGCAGATAATGTTTCTCTTAATAATTCGTCATATTGATTGGGATCTTCTACTCTTGATATATATAATATCTTCATAGTTTCATTATTAGATAATATTGATCTACCTTCTACTTGATAGTTAGAATCAAAATCTAATATTCTTAATAACCTTAAACAATCACCCGGTAAATCAAATTTAAACTTGTAACCCCATGGAGGAGTAGTTGTTGATTGTGCTAACTCTACTCTTTTTTGTAAGCAGTTCCAAGGGTG